GTAGGTGCTTTTCCATACGCGAAGCGTATCATGTCGCTATGCCTATGCCAAGCGAGATGAACTCGTGATCATCCACACCCCCGGCACAATTCCCGGCAAGGAAGGTGAGCAGCAGATCGCGATCCTCAGGGACGACACGCACCTGAGCCGGTGGATCGAGGAAGACAAGCGGCTCGACGCCGACCGAGCGGGCTTGGCAGATCTGGTGCTGAAACTCATCCCCGAGGGCTCGGTCGTCGTCGACGCAGGGGCATCACTGGGCGACCACGCGGCACTGTACGCCACCAAGGCCGAGTTGGTTCATGCATTCGAGCCGCAGCCCGAGAGCTTCGCGTGTCTGCGGGAGAACTGCGGCGGCTTGAACGTGCGGATGTACAACTGCGGGCTGAGCGACAGCAAGGCAGACCTAACCATCGCGAAGAGCGGCAACGTCGGGGCAAGTCAGATCGCTGCAGGCGGTGACGTGCCGATCAAGGTCGTTTCCTTGGACTCATTCGGCCTGTCGCCTGCGCTGATCAAGTGGGACGTCGAGGGCCACGAGGTGTTGGCGCTGCGCGGGGCTCGTCTGACGATTCTGCGATGCCGCCCCATCATGGTCATGGAGGTTCACCAGCACGGACTGGCTGCGGCCGGCTTCACGATCCGCGACCTGTGGCAGGAGCTGCTGTGGTTGGAGTACCCGCGCTGCACCGACATCAGGACGGGAGCACCGTTCAACCCGGACGACGGGAAGCCTGAATACGATATTGTGTGCACCCCATGAAGACCATCTATGTTGTTCACTGCTGCAACGCCATCGACTCCGCGTGGTTGGACATGGGCCAGGCTCAGGCCAGGGCCAAGGAGGTCGACATGATCGCACTGCCGTGCCCTATGCTCGAAGACGGCGATCCGCCTCTCCCCACCATGCCAAGGGGCTACTGCGGGCGTCCTCCGGGCTACAACGGCGGGCCTCCCGGGCGCGACGTGGATCGATGACGACCGCCGCCACCAAGGCCGCTCGCGTACTGGCCAAGCTGGGCGCCTCGAAGGGCGGCAAAGCCAGCGCCGCGAAGCTCACGCCGGCTCAGCGAAAGAAGCGCGCTCGCAAGGCGGCCCGGGCCCGGTGGAAGGCGTGGCGCGAACTCAAATCGTCCGCAGCTTCTTCGCTACCTGCTTAAACGCGGCGACGTCGAACCGCCGAGCCCGCGCCTTCGGCTTCAGCCCGTTGACCTTGGCGATGGTGGTCCAGTCGAGTTCTTCCGCGTGAAGCCGAGCTGCCAGCGCCCCAAGTGAATAGCCGCGAGCGCGCTTCAGCGCAGCGATGTCGAACCGCCGGACACGTACCTTCGGCGGATCAAACACCGCGCGCCAGGCTCTGAGCGCATCGAGTAGCCGGGCCGGCCCCACGAGGCTGGCATCCCGATTCGGCGCGACCCTCAGCAGCTCGCGCACCTCGTAGCGTTCAAGTGTTCTCGCGGCTCGAATGACAGCGGCCGGCGGTGAGTTTGTGGCCATGCGAGGAGCTACGTTACTGGTCATTTTGTCGTTTGTAAAGCGGTGCGCATCGTAACCTCGTGAAGTTGTTCAAGTGCAACTTGAGCGATGTCGCCTAACCGCCCGCAATCACTCGCCGATTTGTTGACGCTCTTTTTCGGTCGTGGTTCCTTTGAGGTACACGACCATGACCAGCGCTGTAGATCCGCGAAAGCTCAAGGACTTGATGAAAGACTCCCAGACGTCGATTCCCCAGGCGGACGACGACGAGGAGGACCAGCCAGAAGGCACGGCGGACGAAGAAGCTGGCGGTGACGAGGAAGAGGCGGGCGACGAAGGCTCCGACGAAGAAGCCACCGTCGAGACCGTCGCGGCCGACCTGAAGGCGGCGGTCGCCACCATCAACGAGATCATCGACGAGTTCCGAACGGGAACCGACGCGCAGCCCAAGGCGGGCGTCGAGCAGCTCGAAGAGGAAGTCGACGCCGACAAGATCCACGCCTTCTGCGCGTGGACCGAGGAAGCTGGAAAGAAGGACTTCCGCAGCCTCGGCGAAGAGCTCGACATTGAAGACGTCGACGGGTTCGTCGGCTGGTGCCGCGCGGTTCGCAAGCAGCAAGAAGAGGGTGGCGAGGAAGGTGGGGACAAGAATGAAGGCGAGGAGCAGGACGACGGTGAATCCGGCGGCCCCGCCGAGGGACCGCCCGAGGAAGAGCCCGACGAGGGCGAGGCCAAGTGATGCCGGGAAACCTCAAGCGGCCACAGGCCGAGTCGGCTATCGGGACGGTCAACAGCGACCTGTCACGAACGGCCGCTCCGGCTGACCCGCGGTTTCTTCAGGAACCGGACGGCGAAGAGAATCCCGCGCCCGAGAGCGGCCTGAAGGTCGAGGGCAAGGGACCCGACGCCAAGATTGTCGTGAAGCCCCAGGCGTTGTCGTCGACCATCCCGGGCTATCCGCGGAACAAGCCGGTCTTCGTGGCCCCCGAAAGGAAACGCACATGAGCCTGAACCAGAGTCCCATGTCTCCTGGCCGTCGTCGCGCGATGGCGCTTTCGGGGTCGAGGATTCAGTCGGACACCCAGCACGCGGCTCCCGACGGTCACCCGGTCGGACCGGGCGCACAGGCGGCGTCACAAGTTGAGAAACCATTGCTCGGCAGCACCAAGCCGGCGAGCGAGCGTCGTTTGCCGTTCGCGAAGCGCAGCAAGTAACTAGGAGATCCAAATGTCTGAGAACCGCGATCCGATCAAGGAATACGACGCCACTCACGGCACGCCCAAGAGCGAAGAGCCGAGCACCGACACAGCTTCCACGGCCATGCCGCTGAAGGAGCGGCCCTTGCCGTTCAAACCGACCTCGGGCGGCACCGACTAGTCGCGACGGGGAACCCAAACCACTGAGGAGAATTCTCACATGTCCAGCACGACCACGAAAGTCAGCACCGTTCGCGACAACCTGAACAGCACCAAGACCGGCGTGTTGAATGACGCCGGAGTCAGGGCGCCCCTGGGCGACATCCTGTCGATCTTGCTCGATACCCGCAACGCCAACACGACCATCTCGGCCGTGACAGCGACGGGCGCCGTCACCCCGACCTTGGCTACGTCCGTGCTCACTGCGACGGCAGTGTCGGCCTCCAATGCGGTGTCGACCGCCGCGGCTTCCTATGTCCAGGCCGACCAGACGCTGTTGGCGCTACTGGGAAACGCCAACAAGACGACGATCAACGCGTGCGTGACCGACATCGGTGCCATCAATGCCAAGCTAGGGGCGGCTGTGGTCGACATCACGGCACTGGCCACCAAACTGGGGCAGGCCGTCGTCGACATCTTCGCTCTGCGCTCCGAGATGGCGACCATCAACACCGCCGGGACCATTGGTGGTGCGACTGAGACGGGCCTCGCCGTCGCGTACGCCACGGGCGTATGTGCGCCGCTCGCACAGGCCCCGACCACGAACGGCCTCATCACAGTCAATGCCACCGCGGTCAACTCGGGCAGCGCCACGGGCGTGAAGAAGCTCATCCGCGATTCCGGCCACACGCTCGCCACCGGCGAAGTGTACTGGGACGGCGGCGTCAACCTGAAGTTCGCGATCGCTGACGCCGTCACGGCGTGCGACGTGATCTACGCCAAGAGCGACCTGACGCAGAGGGTCTCGTGCCTCCTGCGCTCCATGCCGGAGTAGTCGCCGGAACGATTGAAACAATGAACCACCGCGGGACATACGCCAGCCTCGGATCCACCGAGGGCGCCTCTGTCCCGCACAACGTGACTCGAATACTTGCGAGTGCCCGCCCGTTGAAGTCGTCAACTCGTGATGACTGCGACGATACAGCAGGTGACCGCGATGAAAACGAGTAGCCCCACAAGGAGCGAGTCATGCCAGGGCCAGTAGCAGCAGAGACACCAGCAGCGAATCCACCACCCACCCCAGTAGCAGCCACTCCGCCGGCAGCGGCGGAACAACCCGCACAGCAAGGCAAGAACGTCGTTCTCCCGATTCGCGTCTTCTCCGAACGATTGAAGAAGGCAGAGACGAAGGGAAGACTGGCGTTTCAGGCCGAGCTGGACAAGCAGGCAACGGAACGAGGCTTCGCCGACCACGCGGCCATGCTCCAGCACCTGGATGCCCTGCGGGCAGCCCCCAAGGGCCAGCGGGCCCAACCGCCAGTACCCCCCGCGACGACCGAACAACCTCCACTCCCGCCCAAGAATCGCAATGACCGTCAGGCCATGGCGAAGTACGAGCAGGAGAAGGCCAAATGGAAGCGCGCGGACGAACAGCGTGAACGGGTACTGACGATCGAAAAGCAGCGCAGGCGCAAGGCCGAGAACCGGGCCAACGCCATCGAGGCCAAGGCCAATCTGGAGCGCATCGCCTTCGGGTGCGGCATCCGAGACACCGACTACGCGATCACCCTGTACCTTCGGGAACAGGAAGGGAAGAGCGAAGAGGAGCTGGCGAAGCTCGACGAGAAGGCGTACTTCAACGGCCTTCGCGAGAATCACCCGCACCTGTTCGGAGAAGTCACGGTCCCCGCGACCACGGGCACCACCGGGGCCGTTCCAGGATCGCACACGGCGCCCAGGTCAGGCGCCACCGCCGCAGCGGCCGGATCAGCCGGCAAGGTCGACGTCATGTCGATGACCAAGCAGCAGTTCGAGGTCTACAAGCGCAACAAGGGCCTTCGCAGCGCATCGACCGGGCTGGGGTAAGGCAGGGGCACGGGGGCTAGCAGGAATCACCAACACAGAAAGAGGAACCCATGGACTTCTCAGTCATTCAGCAAGATCCGACGATTCGAGCCCTCGTGCAAGACAACGCCCTCATCCGCGAGATGAAGGACGCACTGTACCCGCGCAACCTGTTCCGCGGTGAAGCGGCCCCGGTGTTGCAACCCGGCCAGGCTGGCGATCAGTTCGTCTTCACGGGGAACGGCCTGATGGCCCCCACCACCAACCCGCTGAACCCGCGCGATGAGCCGGAAGCGATCGACTACGAAAAAGAACAGTGGAACATGCAGCTCCACCAGTATGCCGGTCGTTGCCCCGACACCAGCATGCCGACGAGCATCGTGGCCATCGCCAACCTGTTCACCAACAACGTGCACCAGCTCGGGCTGCATGCCGCGCAGTCGCTCAACCGCTGCGTGCGTGACCGCCTGTACAACGCAGGCCTGAGTGGACAGACGGTCTGCACGGCAGTGCAGGCGTCCGGCACCACCATCACGGTCGCTCGGCTGAACGGTCTCACGACCTCGCGTCGTCCCGACCTGTCGGCGGGATCTCCCGTGCAGTTCGCGGCCATCTCGGCCACCAACCCGCTCAAGATTCACTACAAGAACGCCGGTGTCACCCACGACGCCACCGCGACGCAGTTCACCCCGACGTACTCGGGAGACGAGACGGGCCCCGGCGTTCTGACGGTGACGGAAACCGTGACGCTGGCAGTACGTGATCCGGTCTGGTCGGACGACTGCTCGTTCATCGTGCGGCCGGCATCGACCATGCTGTCAGTCGACGGTCTCGCGGCGACCTCGACGTTCACGTTCGACATGTTCCGCCAGGCGGTGGCCCGTCTGGAGGACTCGAACGTCCCCAAGATGCCCGACGGCTTCTACCACTCGCACTTCAACAGCTACTCCAAGAACCAGCTCTTCTCGAGCGACGAGGCGCAGAAGCTCCTGACCTCGCTGCCTGACTACTACTGGTACAAGGAGTTCACACTGGGCGACGTGCTGGGCACACTGGTGTTCAACGACACCGAGACCCCGAAGAAGTCCAACATCGCGGGCGGCCTGCAGAACGCCTACAACGGCAACGCGCGAATGGGCGAGCGCTTCGGCGGCGAGTTCACGACCGGCGCCACCATCAGCGCGATTCCGAGCACGGAAGTGCAGCGCCCGATCTTCATCGGCGCCGAGGCCATCTACGAGTACTACGCGGACCTGCGCGGGCTCATCACCGAGGCCGGCATCAACGGCGAGATTGGCGACTTCAGCCAGCTCACCAACAACGGCGTGGAAGTCAACGCCGACCGCGTGCAGTGCTACCTTCGGGCGCCTGTCAACGTGATGGGCGATCTCGTGACCGGCGTGTGGAAGACCATCATGGACTGGCCGACCCGCACCGACGCTGCGACTGGTGACTCTGCGCGCTATAAGCGCTGCGTCGTTTGCGAGCACGTCTAGCCAACCTCGTCTCAGAGGAGCTATGTTTGGACACGAGGCATACCCGACACGAACGGCTCTTGAGCCGGCGGGTATGCCATCGTCGAGTTTGGCCTTCGGGCCAATAAATGGGCCTGGACTCTTTTCGAGTCGTAAACACACGCGATCGTGTCGCTGTGTTCTGGCCCGCCGACGTGGTGGCGGTGCTTCGGCGCTCGCCTATACGAACATGTCGGTTAGCAGCACTTGTCGCCTGATGGTTACGGATACGCGCTCGCTTGGTCTGGTCACTCAGCGGATGCGCCCGTTTTTGATGGCGAACTCGAACTGGCCTCGTGCCGTGTCCGAGATGTTGTGCTGCGTTCGGGGAACGCAGACTCTGGCCTGTGGCCACGGAACCGCGTCCCCCTCTGGCGGCCCCGATGATTTTCGTCGGCCGGTGGCTTCGGCCATGACGTTCGGCTCTCGCAAGAGCAGACCCCATCGTGCTGGGACAAAGCATGTATCTGCACGCGCTGGAGTCCTACGTCCCGCCTCTTTTCGACCAGGAGAAACCCCATGAGCCTGATGAGCGATAGGTCAGCCAAGAAGAAGGACAAGCCGGGCGAGGGCGCTGCGCCGCCCCCGGCCGTCAAAGAAGATCCCCTCGCCGGGGTGGCGGTGACGGTCGAAGAGTTCAAGGCCGAGCACTCTCCTGTCGAGGCACTGGACGTTACGGTGGCGCAGAACTTCATGGGCGACACCACGCCGGACGACATCAAGATGCCCGTCGTCGAAGCCCCACGCACGCGGGTGCGCGTGCTCCAGAGCGCCAAGGTCATCATCGGAGGCTACCCCTGCCGGTTCACCGCCGGCGACGTGCTCGACGCCAACGTCTACAGCAACTCGGGGTTCCGTGAGATCCTGAACCAAGTTCGTACGGAGCCGGTCACCTGACATGCTGAGCGACGGGGAAAAGGTTCGCATCCGCTATCACATGGGCTATCCGAACCTTTCGGCTGGTCCATCGTTGTCGGCCGGCGTCCCCCTCGACAGTCCCCTGATGACTCTGCTGGAACGGTCCTTCGTGCTGTTGCTGCCGGCGGCTGAGTCGCTTGTTCGCGAGCTGGTATCCCGACTCGACATGATCGACGGGGCCATCGTCGACGCTCAGATCCGCATGCAGGCCAGCAAGGTCGACGGCATCGAGTTGAACGCCAACGAGACCAACATGCTGGAGGGCGAGTACATGCGGCAAGTGGCCCGCCTGTCGGACACCTTGCACTGTACGATCTACCCTTTCTCGGCGCGGTTCAAGGCGCTGCAGTCGCTCGGTGGCAAGGTTCAGACCGGCATGATCGGAGTTTCGTGATGAGTCCCGTGATTGTGAAGCACTCTGGGATTGCGATCGGAACCGCATCGAGTGGTTGTTCCATTGGGCTTGCCTGCGGGCCGTTCGATACGAGCTTCTGCGCGGCCTACGAGGCCAGCAAGACCAGCCAAGACGACATCAGCGACGCGACGTTGCTAGCGCCGTTCGTTCTTCCATTGGAGAACGTCGCCAAGGTCCGGGTGCTGATCGTTCGCGCGACTGGAGACAGCGTGACGATGCTGCTGACGAGCGCCGCGGGTGTCGATCAAGAAATCCCCCTCAGCGGCGGCGGGATGCAGATTTTCCACCAGCCGAACCCCGACGACGCCTTCACGGCCATCAAGTTCATCGGGACCAACTCCACCGTCAGCTACTTCATCGCGGGGGACGCCTCCTGATGGACCGCACTTCTCCGAGCGACGTCTTGGCCGAGATTCCGGCCATCGCGGGGCAGGTGCATCCCGAGGCGTCGCGGCGCTCGCTGGCGGATTCGCTGGGCCCCACATGCGATCGCATCCGCCAGATTGCCACTGATCTCGGGGTCCGTCCCTATCAGGTATTCCTGGTGCATTGGCGCTGGCCGGGAAAGCGAGGACTCGGGCGGCCGGTCGAGACGTCGCGAATCGAGATCCTGCCGACCCCGCGCGTCCAGGACATGCTCAGCACCACGTTCGCCGCGTCGGCTTTCGGCCAGACGGAAGGCGGCGGACTCTTCATCGATCGTATCAGCCAGCGGTTCAGCGAGGCTGACCTACTGGGCACCACGCCCGACATGGCCGATCCGGTGAGACCACAGACGAGCGCCGGCAACGTCGAGTTCTTCTGGGAAGTGCGGGAGCGCCGCAACACGTGCCCACCCACCAAGCCGCGGCGGTACGTGCCGAGTGGTGTCCCGATGCTGAACCGCACCGGGCTGCACTGGCGCGTGAATCTGACCAAGCAGTCGACCTCCTACGAGGTTGAGCCCGAGGTGGCGTCGTGATTCGCCACGTGCAGCTTCGAGACTTGGGCGGCTACATCTCACGAATTCCCAGAGAGCGCCACGCGGCGGCCGTGAGAGGGGTGCGGCAGACGTTGCAACAACGGGGACGAGTGATCGTCAACGAGGAGATCAACGCCACCAAGCCGCGCCCTCCAGTTGACCGACGCACCTACGCCAACTCGTGGTTCACGATGGCGATTGACGACGGTGGTCGCATCTACTCGAAAGATCCCAAGGCGTCTATCGTTGATGGTGGTCGCCGGCCGGGCTTCGGCGTCGGCAAGGCCGGCATCCAGGCCCTCATGGGCTGGGCGCAGCGGCACGGCATGGAGCGGTCCGCGGCCTACGCGATCGCGGCAGCCATCAAGCGCCGCGGCATCTGGCAACCCAAGGGCCTGCGAGTGTTCGAGCGCGCCAGCAAGCGAATCGTCGAGGCATGCCGACACGCCGCCAGGCTCGCGATCGTGGGCGCCGAATTCAAGGGGAGCCACGGCTGATGCACTCCAGCGACTTTTCAAAGTCGGCCTGCATGGACGTGAGGGATGCTTGCGCGCTGGCCCTCAGCCGGGTCATCGAAGCCATCGATCGAGACATCGGTGGTCAGCGGGTTCACTTCGCGCACGTGTTCGACGAGTGGCCGACCCAAGAGGACAAGTACGATCCTCCTGCTGCCTGCGTGATGGCACCTCCCGAGTGGACCTACTCGGACTCAGGCGGAGCGCCCAAACTGCTCGAGGACACCATCGAGAGCAAAGACACCGGGCCGAACGATCCGCCCAGCTTCGGCCTGTACAAGACGGCCGAAATGATCGACGAGTTCGACCTGCAGATCCGGGCCGGCAGCACCGCCATGCGGTCACTGCTCAAGCTGGCGATCGAGGATGCGTTCCAGACCAGGAACGTCACCATGAACCCGAGCGTCCCGCCCTACGGGCTGCTGCTCGACCTGCCCGAATACTGGGGGCTCACCGCCCGGGCGGCTCTGCAGAAGGGCAGCAACACCGACTCCGAAGACGCGGCCGTGCGGAACCAGCGCGAGGCCAGCTTCGTCATTTCCATGCAGGCGCCGAAAGTGCAACTCGGCGCCGTCTATCCATTTACCCCGACGGTCACGGAAGTTCTTCAGACGGGAGACGGCCGGACCATCTCGACGACCACCAGCACGTTCACCAACGGCATAAGGAGCTAGACCATGTTCATTTTGCGTACAACCCAGATGCCGACACTGGCCAAGCTCCTGGAGCTGGAACGCCTCGTGGCCATCGACGGCGCAGGCGTCAATCAGCCGGTCGGCCCGGGCCGAGTCAACGCCTGCGTGGTGGGCGAGTGCCTTCAAGGCCCGTTCAGCCCCACGAAGGTGACGGCGCCGAGCGACATCCTGAACTACTTCGTCGGAACCCCCAGCCGCTTCACACTTCTCAGCCAGAGCGGAGTGGATCCTTCGAGCGCCGCTCAGGACGGATCTGGCGTGACGTTCGACGGGAACCTGTGGGCCGAGCTGAAGGGCAAGACCTTCTCGGGCCTGGTGATCCAGCGCGTCGATTGCGACATGGTGGTGGCGAACAGCAGCGTCGCCAAGGCGTTCATCACCTGCACACTCACAGTCAACGCAGCCGACATTACGAGCGGCGTGACCAATAAGGACATCGTGATCCCATCGGGGACGCGCTTCTCCGATGGATCCAACGTCATCATCGCGACGTCCCAGCAGGTCACGATTCCTTCGGGGACGACCTGCGCCGGTTCTCTGACACTGGGGATCAACTTCACACAGGATCCGGCGTCCGGCGCTCTGACGTACGTGGGGTCATCGAGCCCCACCACCGGCATCACCTGCTTCTTCGTCAAGGGCACCACCAAGGCCATCGCGGGCATCAACACGATCGTCGACGGCATCGTGGCGAGCAACCCGCTGCCGGGCGTGAACGCCGGAACGGTGTTGTCCGGCACTCCCGCGACCCTCAATGCGGCAGCGGCGGCCACGGCTATCTTCGCTCCCGCGGCCGGCGGTGCGGCTCCGAGCCCCGACACCCTCTCGAACCGCATCAACCTGAACTACGCGGCGGCCATCACCAAGACGTTGCCCGGAGTGGATGCGACGAATGACATCGTGGCCATCTGGTCGGCGCGCAACTTCCAGAGCAACGGCATGACCCCAGACGGCAACAAGCAGATGCGGGCGAACCTATGGGCCAACGCGATCGCATCCAGCAAGACGGGCCGCGGTCGCGTGGCGTGCGTGACGACTGCCCCAGCGCTCGGGACGACGGGATCGCAGGCCGTGGCTGCCAAGGGCGTCTATACAGGGCTCATCAGCGCAGACAGCATCACAGGCGACGACGCAGATCGCTCCTGGATCTCCGGTCCCTTCCAGCAGGTCTTCAGCCAGGAACTCAACGCCGACATCACCGTGAGCGCCTGTGGCGCCCGTGCGGCCATGAAGGTCAACCTGGCAAACGACGGCAAGTCCGAATACCAGACCAGCGTCGGGAATCCCGAGAACGCGACGATTCAAGTCATCGACGCTCAAGAGGCCTGCTTCGCGGCGAATCCCCTGGTGGAAGCTGACTACGTGGCGCTGCGGGCCGCGGGGGTCGCGTGGCTGGTCAAAGACCGCACGGCCGGCTGGTGGTTCTACAGCGGAGTGACGGCTGCCAACCCCCTGACGGCGTCGAACCGGGTCGCCGACAACCGCCGCAGCTTCGCCGATGAAATCCAGGACGTGATCTTCGGTTTGGCGGCTCCCTACTCGAAGAAGCCCGGCACTTCTCAAAGAGCCGACGCCTTCGCGACCGACATGACGACCTACCTGGACGGGCTGGTCAATCCGCCAGTGGGCGACCCGCGCGCCAAGGACTACCGAGTTCTCGACGGCGCCGCCGCCGGCAACAACGACACCTTGAACGGTCACGGCGTCTACCTGTTCTCTGCCTTCGTGCAGATGAACGGCGACATGAACGACATCGTCATCAACACCATGATCGGGCCGACAGTCATCATCGCCCAGGTCGCACCCTCGACCTAACCCAAGGAGATCCCAATGTCTGACTACCGAGTTCTTGGCCGAGACACGACACTGCGGCTCACGCAGTCCGGCCTGATGCTGGCGGAGACCACCGCGATCAAGAATCTGGACTTCGGCCCGGAGTTCACGCTGCTGTCCGAAGGCTTCCTCGGTGAGGCGGCCGAGCGTCACCGGGAGGTCTTCAAGGCGGTGGACGTGAGCTTCAGCGTCGAGCCTGAGGGCAGTGAGATCTTCCTCATGCAATACGCGATCTACCAGCGGGCGCGGTCTGGCCAGGCCAACAACCTCCAGATCAACCTCGGGTATCGCATCATGTTCCCCTCGGGGCAGATCATCCGCATCACGCTGCCTGACCTGCGATTCAGCGACCCAGGCAAGCTCGCCAATGCGGGACGCGAATCGTTCCTGACCCAATCGTTCGCGGCCAAGACTGACCGCTACATCCCCGCGTTCTAACCAACAACCAACAGACCTGGAGGCCACCATGTCAGACGTCATGAATCTCGCGGCAGGCGCCGCAGCGGCACTCGACCGCTTACCCCGCACCACGTTCACGGTTCCCGAAACAGCCCGCACCGAAACCGATCCCCACTCGGTCACGATCCGACAGCTCACGTTCGCCGAAGAGAAAGCGGCGCTGGAAGCCAAAGAACGCGGCGGCGGGTCATTCGAGGTCGAGGGAGCCAAGCGAGCGCTTTGCGCCATCGATGGCAATCCCCTCTCGTGGACCGACAACCAGATCGAGAACGTGTTCATGGGCCTTTCCAACAAGGTTCGGGACATGGTGATCCGAGGGTTCGTTCGCGTGGCCCTGCCCAGCAAGGTCGAAGCTGACGATTTTTTAGCCAGCGGAAAGACCACGGTCTAGAGGCTCAGCTCCTTGATGTCCTTTGGGATGACGTCGTCTACATAGCCCGATACGCACACCAAGATTTCGACAGGATTCTCAGCCGTCCACGCTCTGAAATCATCAAGATCAAAGAGGCCCTCGGGCGGCTGGTAGATGCGGAAAACACGAAGAAAACCAGCTAATGCCCGACAACGTCACACAGGTTGAAGGTCTTGACTTCACAGTTCAAGACCACGCGACGGCGCCAGCCGACCGGATGGCGAAATCGTTCGAGCACGTGCACCATGCTGCCGAAGGAGCGACTCGCAAACTTGGTGAGATGACCCACCGGGCGGCCATGTCGGGGCTCGCGATGGTGGGGCTTGGATTCGGACTGCGGGAGGTTGCCAACAAGGCCGGCGAGGCGAATCTGGAGCTGGAGAACTCGGCCAAGAAGATCGCGGGCGTCCAGTACACGTTCGGCGGGTGGAAGAAAGGCACGACCGAGCAGGAGAAGTGGAACGAGTCGCTCGAAACCGGCACCGAGATCGTCACAAAGCTGGGCGAGGCGGGCAGCCGGTTGAAGCTGCGACAGGGAGAGATGGCCGACGTCTACAAGTCTACCTATGCGCTGGGCGCTCGCTACAACCAGAATCAGGAACAACAGATCGACTTGACGGAGAAGTTCGGGGCGGTCCAGAAGGTGCTCGGGGTCAGTGCCGAGTTCGCCGCCACGCAGGTCTACCGCATGGCCACGACCGGGAGGGCCAGGGGGTTTGACGACTTCAGCAAGAAGATGAAGGAGTCGGTAGGCGACCTGAAGGCGTTCGGCAAGCTCAGCGAGGAGAAGCGGTTCCAGAAGTTGAAGGCGGCCATGGGCGACTTGATGCCCGCTGCCGAGGGGATGGGGAAGGGCATCGCCGGATCCATGTTCGACGTCCGCAAGTCCACCGACGAGCTGACCCGCGACCTGACGGGCCCGGTCTTCAAAGAGGTGACCAAGGATTTCAGCGAGTGGGCGCACGAGTTGGGCAAGGTTCGGGAAGGCGGCCAGAGCGCGGCGGCCGAGTGGGGCGGCAAGCTCGTTACGGCGTTCGGCTACCTGAAGGACGCGACGGCCTTCATCGCCGACCACTGGAAGACGATCGCGGGCATCTTCGTGGCCACCAAATTCACCGGGGCCATGCAGGGGCTGGCGGGAAGGTTCGGGGCGAGCGCAGAGGGTGGTGGAACAGCCGGCGCTGCGGCCGGTATGGCAGCGGGCACGATGAACGTATCGGCTGCGACGGTGAACGTCCACGGTGCGGCAGCGGGTGCCCTAGGTGCCACGACGGCGGCCAACATCAACGCGCGGCTGAAACCAACACTGGCCGAAACCGCCACGAAATTCACGGGCATGCTGGCCAAGGTCGGCATGGTCAGCGAGGCGCTCGGCGGGCTCTACATCGGCCTCGATGCTCTCGCCCAATGGGCACTGCACAAACAAGACAAGGATCTTGAGGCGAAGGGGGTTTCAACGCGCACACAAAACGCTGTCAGCGCTTTCGTGAATGCTCACCGCGACCTTCTGGGATACGGAGGGCTAATGGGTAAAGACGCCGCCGTTTCTGCGATGGCCCACATGGACACCGTGAAGGATGCGTATGGGCTGAAGCAAGGACAGCATTTCTCGCAGAAAACAGTTGCCGCTGACTTGAACGCCATGGGTGCCTCTCTCGCTGAGGGAGTCATGACAAAGGCGGGATACGGCACGAAATTCCACAATGTCGCCCCCTCCGAAATGGCACTGCGCCTGACTGACGATTTGAACGCTTTTCTGGATAGACTGGAGCAGGCGTACCCAGGCTTGGCCAAGGGCAAAGACAGTCGTGCGTTAGCTGGAAAGGACATCACCAACATCAGCATTCAGCACCTGGAGATCACGCAGGACTTCAAGCAGGCAGATCCTGACCGCGTCTTCCACAACGTGCCCAGGGACATCGTCGACATGGTCAACAGCCCGCGGGCAAGCGGCATCCCGGCGGTGGGGTAATGGCAACCCTTCCTCTTTTGGCCGCTCTCAATGCCGTGTCACAGGGGCGCGTCGAGATCGTCCCGCTGGAGGGAGAACTCGGCCCCATTGCATTGATAGGCGACGCCCTGCCCTTCAAGGGGATGGAGTTCCCGACCGAGCAGCGTCTTTCGACGAAATACTATCCCGGCAATCCAGTGGCGACCCAGCAGGTCGGCGGCCCCATCAAGCCGCCCGCTACCTGGATGGGGCACTGGATGGACGTCACGCTCGGGGAAGGCGGGGCCCGGCAACTCGTCCTGCAGTTCGAGTACCTGTGCGAGCGAGGCATCCCGGTCGAGGTTCGCTGGGGCGGGCGGCAACTTACCAACGGTGAAGACCCGGCGGTGGTTCGCCGCGGGCTCATCAAGAAGTTCACGCCCAAGTACCAGCGGGCACAGGACGTCGAGTGGACGTGCGAGTGGGAATGGCGGGGCGAGGTCATTCAGACCAAGCCGCCGACGTTCGCGGCCGATGGTTTCGCTTCGAGCTGGGACTTCTC